TTTATATGATAGGCCAGACTCAGTATCAGATATGCAACTTAATGAAGTTATACGAGGTGTTGGATGTATAGCTAGAGATTCGGTTCAAGCTATTGGCGATGACTTAGTATTTTTATCATCTACTGGTCTTAGGTCTTTAGCTCGTACTTCTCAAAAAGATAAAGTTCCTCTTACTGATTTGTCTGTAAACATTAAAGATACGTTAATAAGAAACTTGCAACAAAGTAAAGAAATTAAATCTGCATACATAGAAAATGAAGGTGTGTATATTTTATGTTTTACAAATAGCAATGTTACATATATTTTTGATTTTAAACATTTAACTCCTAACGAAGCACCAAGAATAACAACTTGGACTTTTGCTGAAGATAGGCATCCAACAAGCATAATTAATACTAATTTATATGGCATGTTAGTAGGACAAGAAGATGGAGGAATTGCAGAATATATTGGTTATTTTGATACAACCAGGCTTTTTGTTAGTGTAGGTTCTCTTGTAGCTGGAACGCAATATACTATTGTTACTCTTGGTACTACTACACAATCTCAATGGAATGTTGTTGCTGGTACAAGTGGTGTTACATATGCAGTAGGGTCTATAATTACTGTTGCTCAAAATACTTCAAACATTGGTAACGGAACTTTAGTAAATTTTACTTTTTCGCCTTATATAAGCACTTTTGAAACAATTTGGTTAGATTTAGGACAATCAGTAATAGCATCTTTATTAAAAAAATTGTTTATGACTATTGAAGGTGGTGCTGGCTCTACATTGTTTTTAAAATGGTATAAAGATTTTCAACTTCGATCTTCTAAAACAACACAAATATTTTTAAACCCTAGAACTTTAGGTAATAATTCATTGTGGGGTAAAAAATCAATAGTAAATGTAGTACAACCTGGTAGTACATTGTATGGAGTTCAACCAGTTACAACTACTAATGCAGGTTCTTTTGTAACAGGACAATATTATGCTATTTCAGTAGTCGGCAATACAAGTTTTACAAGTATAGGTGCTTCGGCTAATACAGTAGGTATTGTTTTTGTAGCAACTGGTGCTGGTTCTGGCAACGGTGCTGCGGTAAGTCATGTTCATGTAGGTGCAAATCATACTCATTCATACACTTATGCACCAATATACGGATTAAAAGAATATAGAACTCCTTTAGTAGGTTCAGCAAAATACCTCAAAATTAATGTTGCAATTATAAGTAATGGATATGCAACATCAATACAAAATTTAACACTTTTACATAAACAAGGAAAGATAAGATAATGGCAAATTACGCAAAAGTTGTATCTTGGGCAAGCAAGGATTCTTTAGCTGATACAGATGTTAATAAAATAATTAGTGGTGCTGATTTTCACACAGAATTTAGTGCTATAGAAAGTTCAATACAAACTAAAGCAGAAATTAATGGAGCAGCTTCAGAAGCATTTCAATGTAAAAAACCTACTAATGCTGCTGATTCTTCTACTAAGACACCTAATACAGAATGGGTGCAAGAACTTCTTTTAGCAACAAAAAATCTTATATACCCAGTAGGTTCTATTTATATTAACGCTGCGGTTGCAACAAATCCAGCAACACTTTTAGGATTTGGCGTTTGGACAGCATACGCTGCTGGTAGAGTGTTAGTTGGTAAAGCAAGTTCTGGAACATTTGACACGCTTAATGAAGAACAAGGTGTTGAAACTCAAACATTAAGTGTTGCTAACTTACCTTCACATACTCACGCTAATGATACTTTTGACCAAATTTTACGAAAGACAGGCTCAAATACAGCACAAGGAATAGACTCAACTGGCGGTGAACCAGATATTATTACAAGTGTTCCAATGGCTAGTGTAGGTAGCGGAACAGCACACAACAACATTCAACCAAGTATTACAGTATACATGTGGAAAAGAGCATCATAATTAGGAGATAGAAATGGCACACAATAAATATCATGTAATGACAAGAAGCAATACAGGATCATTGGACAATGCATCAAGAAATAGTGGTTATGGTTCAACAAGAACTACCCCTCAAGTTTTAGCAACTACAAGTGAAAGTGGACAACTAGGTGGCTCTTCTATGATGGGTGGTCTTTTAGGTGGCTGGTTTCAAAACAGAATGGCTAAAAAACAAAGAGAATTTGAAGCACAACAATCAGAGTTAGCTTATCAAAGATCATTACCTTGGAATAGTGAATCTGCTGCTGGTACAGTTACATATGATGCTGATACTAAACAAATGCTGCAAGAGTTATCTCCAGAGATGCAAAAATTAATGGGAAATTGGCTAGGCATATCATCACAAGCTAATCAATTACTTTCAGATAATTTATCTAATCCATTTGATGCTCAAAATAAAATTATGCAAAATTTTGATAATCTAAATGAAAATAAAGATAGGCAAGATAGACAAAGATTAGCTGAACAAAATTATGCACAAGGTACAGGTGGAGGCACACAAGGATATTACGCAGGGTTATCTTTAGGTGAACAAGTAAATAATCGTAGGCTACAAGAGCAATTAGCTGCTTCTGGTGAAGTAAGAGCAAATAATACTATGTTTGGAAATTTAGACCAAACTTATGGTAGAGGGGGTATGGATATATCAACTATGCTTAGTGGTCAAGCAACTGAAGGAAGATTATTAGGTCAAGGTTCAAATCTAAACACTTTACAAGATGCTACTGCCTCACGAAATTACACTGATACAAAATCTAATTTTCTTACTCAATTTATGCAAGATTCTATGGGTAGAGATGAAGTAT